CGTGGTAACTTCATTCTTTGCTCAAGCGATGTTGCATCTGCTTTGGCAATGGCTGGTGTTCTTGACTACGCTCCTGCTCTTTCAACTGGCCTGAATGTTGACGAAGCTTCAACAACCTTTGCTGGTGTGTTGAACGGTAAGTACAAAGTGTACGTTGATCCATATGCTGCTAACCAGTCAAACACCCAGTTCTTCTTGGTTGGATACAAAGGTGCATCTGCATTTGACGCCGGCTTGTTCTACTGCCCTTACGTTCCTCTCCAAATGGTTCGTGCTGTTGACCCACAAAGTTTCCAACCAAAAATCGGGTTTAAGACCAGATATGGTATGGTTGCCAATCCATTTGTCGATCTTGACGACTCTTCGGGTTCAACAGGTGACTTAGTTGCTAATAAGAATTATTATTATCGCAAAGTCGCAGTAACGAACTTAATGTAATAAACCTGATGTACTTTTAAGTGCATCTTTAGTGAGTTAGATAAGGGCCTCCAAATGGAGGCCCTTTTTTATCTGGTATATATTAGATGCCCACAATCCCATACTTTTGTATATCCAGCTTCATTCATAATAGTAGACTCTGTTTTACTAATATCATACTGAGGTAAGGATACTAGTTTATGTTTTTGGAACTTCATTCTATTTTCAATTATAATATTTTCATGCATATGGAGATCCTTGTTTGTATACATTATATAGGTAAAGTCAATACTTGTATACAAATCATCTACATTTTCATAGATAAATATATATAACATAACATTTAGATGATACATCATGCAACCTCTCACTTGTCCAATTCCAAATAATGTAAATCCCTTGCAGTCAAACGGATTCTTATTTGGTATACAAAAGCTTCCAGAAATTTCTTTCTTTTGTCAGGAAGCGTCTATACCCTCATTGTCACTACCAGCAGCAGAAATTGGTACACCATTGTCAACCATACGGATGCCAGGTGATAAACCTCAATTTGATGAGTTGAGCATTACATTCCTCATTGATGAACAAATGATAAACTATATTGCTATACATAACTGGTTAATCGGTATGGGGTTTCCTGAAGACTGGACACAATACGAAAACTTTATTGCCAGTAGAACCGACTTCCCTTCAACTACTCCTTCTACTGCTGCTGCTTCTGATGGTATTTTACAGATACTAAATAGTTCTAACAACGTTATAAGAACAGTGAGGTTTGTTGATTTATTTCCAACCTCACTAGCATCTGTACAACTGAGTTCAACTACAACTGATACTACCTACCTTGCTGGTACAGCCTCATTTGCATATACATATTATAAATTTGAATAGTAACAAAGGAATACATTATGAAACTTGATGACATTATTAACATGTGGGAAACAGATAGCGAGATAGATGATAACCACTTAGGCGAATCATCCACACGAACTGCTAAGCTGCACTCAAAGTACCTCAAAATCTTAATCGATGCTAAGTTAAGAAAAACTAAACTTCAGATTGATTACAGTTCTCTTCGCAAAAACAAAATTCGTTACTATCGTGGTGAGCTCTCTCAACAAGAGCTCGCTGAGTTCGGTTGGGAACAATGGCAGTACAACAAGCCATTAAAAGCAGAGATGGATGAATTTCTAAAGGGAGACGATGATTTGTCAAAAGTAAGTATTCGTCTTGATTACATAGATACCATGGTATATGCAGTTGAATCAATTATGGGTCAGATTAAACAAAGAGACTTTCAATTGTCAAACGGTATCAAGTGGAAGCAATTCTTATCGGGGATGTAATGACAGTACTTAAAGTTGAGAAGTTAAATGAAGTTCACTTAAGAGTCTATTCTGATGATATGGGAATAGAGTCTGAACTTTGTGACTTTTTTACTTATGAATATCCAGGTGCTAAATTTACACCAAAGTTTAAAGCTAGACTTTGGGATGGAAAAATTAGGCTTTATGATCCAATCCGTAAATCCCTTTACGTCGGACTCCTGGATTATGTATATAAGTTTGCTGATGCTAGAGGATACAAAGTTTTATATGATTCGGATGTGGTGATTGAATCTGTGTCCGAAAAGGATGTAAGCGTATTTGCTTCGTCCTTGAATTTGCACGGTAGAGGAGAACCTATTGAGATTAGAGATTATCAAATAGAGGCTGTACACACAGCTTTTAAGAATAATAGGGTAGTGTTGTTAAGTCCGACCGGTTCAGGTAAATCTCTGATTATATACACTATCTCCAGATGGCATGTGAATAGAGATCGGAAGATCATGATTGTTGTTCCTACAACCTCTCTTGTAGAGCAGATGTATACTGACTTTGAAGACTATTCAAGCGCAAATGGTTGGGTAGTTGAAGACTACTGTCAGAAACTGTATTCAGGGTTTCCGAAAGTGTTTGAAAAAGATATCTTGTTCACCACATGGCAGTCTGCCTACACAATGCCTAAAGCATGGTTCCAACAATTTGATGTTGTAATAGGAGACGAGGCTCATCAATTTAAAGCTAATTCTTTAACTACAATTATGGAACGGATGCCTAATGTGGCTTATAGGATTGGTACAACAGGGTCTCTTGATGACAAGAAAGTAAATAAACTGGTATTACAGGGTATATTTGGTACCATACATAAAGTTACAACAACTAAGAAGTTGCAGGATGAGGGTAAGTTAGCTGATCTCAAAATTACGGCTATCTTGCTAAAGCATCCTGAAGAAGTGAGGAAAGCATGTAATAAAATAGAATACCAACCTGAAATAGATTTTATAGTCAAGAGCGAATCCAGAAATAGATTTATTAGGAACCTCACTTTGGGATGTACCGGCAACACTCTTCTTTTGTTTCAGTTTGTAGAAAAGCATGGTGCTGTATTGTATGACATGATCAAGGAAAGAGCAGGAGATAGACCTATATACTTCATACATGGTGGTATTGATGTGAATGAAAGAGAGCAAATACGTAAGACGTTATCCTATCAGACAAATGCTATTGTAGTTGCCTCTTTTGGTACAACATCGACAGGTATTAATATTCCTTCGATTGAAAATATAATATTTGCCAGCCCCTCAAAGTCCATCATCAGAAACCTCCAATCTATAGGCAGAGGATTGAGACTAAATAAAGGTAAGACACATTGCAACTTGTATGACCTTACCGACGACCTTCATTGGAAGTCATGGAAGAATCATACATTACAGCATGGAGCTGAGAGGTATAAGTTGTATTCTTCAGAGCAATTCTCAATTAAATTAGTGGACGTTAACTTATGAATGATGTTGTAGTGGTAATTCGAACAAAATCAGATAATGATATATTAGCAATAATAAGGGCAGACCTTGAAGATACTGTTAAAGTAGAGTGCCCTTATTATGTACGTGTAAGTCAATCTTCTTCTAATGTAATAATGATGCCTTATTGTCCTTTATCTGATGAGAGGTTCTTTGAGATTAAGAAGGATCACATTGAATTTCTAGTTACAGCTAATCCAGAGATTACCAATAAGTTCTTAAAGATGGTAGAATCATATGATCTACTAGAAGAAGCTAAGTCAATGGCTTCAGAGAAGGACCTTAAGGAAGTAGAAGATACATTTGTAAGCTCTTATGTATCGGATACTAAGCATTAAATACATCTTTAACCCTGACATAGTGATTATAGGGGTGCTCAACATATACTTGCAACTTTATTTTTATTTGATGAATTAGTATGTTTGCCTGATAATTATATTATATCAGAAAATTGAGGAATATCATGGCGAAAGCAAAAAGCAATCATTACGTAAACAATGCCGACTTCTTGGCTGCTATCAAAGAGTATAAGCAGTTCATCTTAGATGCAGAAGAGTCGGGTGATCCAAAACCACAACTCAGTAGATATCTTGGCGAATGTATCCTCAAGATAGCCACCCATCTATCATATAAGCCAAACTTTATCAATTACACTTTCAGAGAAGAAATGATATCTGATGGCATTGAAAACTGCTTGATGTATTTTAATAACTTCAATCCTGAAAAATATAGTAACCCATTTGCTTACTTTACTCAGATCATATACTATGCTTTCATTCGTCGCATCCAAAAAGAAAAGAAACAGACCCTCATCAAAGGTAAGATTGTAATGGAAATGCCTTTTGAAGCGTTTGAGGTGCAGGACCATGACGATGGCACATACGCAAATACATATGTTGAGTTTATGCAAAACAATGGCGTGTTTGATAACGTCTTGATTTATGATGAAAAAAGAAAAGCGAAGTCAAAAGCAAAGCGTGGTCAAGCTAACTTGGACACCATCTTAGATTCAGATGAGGTGGTTCAATGAAGTTTTGTCTCCTTGGTGATACTCATGTAGGAGTTAGAAATGATCTAAACCTCTTTCATGATCACTTTGAATTATTCTTTAATGATATGATCAAGCACCTTGTTCAAGAGGATGTAACTGATGTATTCCAAATGGGTGATTTGTTTGACCGCCGTAAGTACATTAACTTCTTCAGCTTGAGCAGAGTAAAGGAATACTTCTTTGACAAGTTACAACAAGAAAATATTCATTTACACACATTAGTAGGCAATCATGATATATTCTTTAGAGAGAGTTTAGAAGTAAACTCACCCTCCCTTGTGTTAGGTGAGTATTCAAACATCACTGTGTATCAGAAACCAACGACAATTCAATATAATGGATCCTCAATTGATTTGATCCCTTGGATATGTAAAGATAACGAGGGAGATATCCTAAAGTTTATTGCCAACAGCAAATCTGATATCTGCTTGGGTCACTTCGAAATATCATCGTTCCCCATGTACAGGGGTGCTGAAGCTCATGATGGTCTGCCTATTAAAATGTTTGACAAGTACGAGAGGGTATTCTCTGGTCACTATCATACTAAGTCGCAGAAAGAAAACATTATGTATGTTGGTACGCCTTACGAGATGACCTGGCAAGACCATAACGATCCTAAAGGTTATCATCTATTTGATACAAAGACTCGTGAAATTGAATTCTTTCAAAACACCAATGATGTATTTGTTAGAATTGATTATGATGACACCAAGGATCTCTTTGATGTTGATAATGAAGTGCTGCAAAATAAATTTGTAAAGGTTGTGGTAACCAACAAGATAGACTTATATAAATTTGACCATTTTATGAATAAACTTTATAGTAAAGGTTGTTATGAAGTGAAGATTGTAGAGGACATGTCTGAGTTTCAGGAAGGTGCAGTAGATGATAATATTGACCTAGAAGATACGGTTGATGTGCTATCAAACTATATTGACTCGATTGACACTGACGCGGACAAAGAAAAAATTAAATCGTTCATGAAGACCTTGTATATTGAGGCGATAAATGCGGAGGTAATATGACGGATAAGGTTCATATCATTGCTGGTAATCATATCCAGTTTCAACAATTCCGTACTGATTTATGCAGATCAATGATTACTGAAGGTATACCATTCAATTACAGCGATATCAAATACCTAGGTAGACCAGAATCATTAAGAGGATTAACGGATATATGGGGTTACAGAGTAGGCACCCGGCATAAAAGAAATGATATTGAAGAATTAAAACTAATGTTGATTTATCAGCAAAGTAGTATCGATAATTTTATAGAGGTGATGTGATGGGAATGTATCGATGGTAATATTTAAGAAAGTGACATATCGTAATTTTTTAAGTACAGGAAACGTATCTAACACAATCGAGTTAAACAAGCACTCCTCAACTTTAATCACAGGTAAGAACGGAGAGGGTAAGTCAACCATTTTATGTGCGTTGACTTTTGCGTTGTTTGGTAAACCGTTTCGTAATGTCAATAAAGGCCAACTTGTCAATTCAATTAACGGTAAAAACTGTATAGTTGAATTGGAGTTTTCAACCAATGGTCGCGAGTATGTTATAAAGCGTGGCATCAAACCTAACGTGTTTGAGATCTGGTGTGATGGCGAAATGATTAATCAGGACGCGGCTCTTAAGGATTATCAGAAAGTACTTGAACAACAAATCATTAAACTAAACTACAAAACATTTACTCAAGTTGTGATCTTGGGATCAGCTACCTTTGTACCTTTCATGCAACTCTCGGCAATACAACGTCGTGAGGTTATTGAGGATATTTTAGATATCCGAGTATTTTCTTTAATGAACTCTATCTTAAAAGATAAAACTGCATCTGTAAAAGATCAGATACAAAAATTAGAATCTGATATTGCGAGCCATAGAAATCGAGTGATATCACAAAAGAAGCTGATTGAAGTACTAGAAACGAATAGGCAGTCTATCATAGACAGTATTCAATCTAAAATTAATACTAACAATGTTCAGATTACAAGCATACAAGAAAAGGTAAACACTTCCACTAAAGACATGGAAGCAATAAGAAGTAAAGCTAACACAGACGACGTTAACCAAGCTCTAGTGGCAGCAAATAAAATGAAGATGAAGATAGGCAATACATTGGATTCATGCAATCACACAGTAGAATTCTTTAGTGATAATCCTACGTGCCCAACATGCTCGCAAGACATTGCTGAGGAACATAAAGGAGGCGTCCTAGCTGACATTAACAAAAAGATTGCTGATAATCAAGCTAAGCTACTACAGGTTGAAGAGGCTCTTACTAAACTCGATAATCAGTACGATAAAGCTAGTAAGTATGCGAATCATCTCAGAGATTACTCTATTGATATATCGACGTACACAAATCAAATTAATATGCTCACCTCACAGAACCAAGAGATGGTTCAAGAAATGAACAACACCACACTCGACACTTCTAGCCTCAAGGAAGAGAAAGCTAACATGAGAGAGTTGGCAGAAGAAGCAATTGAGATGGTCGGTACAAAGAGCGAACTACTCAACACACGTCAGCTACATGACGTGGCATCAGCTTTGTTGAGAGACACTGGTATCAAGACCGCAATTATACGTGAGTATCTGCCTGCCATGAATAAACTCATCAACAAGTACTTGTCGGCAATGGACTTTTACGTTAAGTTTGATCTTGATGAGTCTTTTCAAGAAGTGATCAAGTCAAGAGGCAGAGATGCGTTTACCTACGATTCATTCTCAGAAGGCGAGAAGCGTCGTTTGGATCTTGCTATTTTATTCACCTGGCGGCAGATTGCTAAGATGAAGAACTCAGTGAACACAAACCTAATGATACTGGATGAGATCTTGGACGGTGCGTTAGATGGAGCAGGTATCGATTACTTCTTATCAATCATGAATCAATTTGGTGATCAAACTAACGTGTTTGTGATCAGCCACAAGGTCGATCAGATGATAGACCGATTCGATAACGTAGTTCGACTTGAAAAGAAAAATGAATTCTCCTTAATCACCACTAGTTGACTTTAAAACCAATCCCAGTTATGCTGGGATTTCTCTTTTTGATTTATATATTATGACACGTATAAATGTTATCCCTGTCGAAGAACTAACTGACCAGCATCTTATGGCTGAGTACAGAGAGTTACCCATGGTTCCGGGTATTGCTCGACGGTCCAAGCTAGATGGTTACAAAGCAACAGACAAATACACCCTCAACAAAGGACATGTGTCGTTTTTCTACAATAAGAAAAGTTATCTACATGATAGGTGGCTCAACCTCATTGAAGAGCTCTATAAACGAAACTTTGACATCAACCCATCTGCTCGTGTAGTACACTGGAGCGCTTTAGACAAGTTTCCCCAGACCGATTGGCACCCAGACGAGCACGCAGTGGCAGTGAACAAACAACGCATTGACGAGCGCATAAACCAAAAGCCTCAGTGGTATCGATACTACGGAAAACCGCTAAGTTCTGACATGTTGCCCTAAATTAATTAATTTAGTATACTGGACTCATAGTTAACCAAAGGAGTCCATGATGACTGCATTTACTAAAGAAAACTTCTACATCAACGGTGAGTACGTTGACTACAACCATAGCCAGATGAGCAAGTTTGTTGGCCGGTTCAAATACGCTGCAAAAACCAGTAAGTCTTCCTTCATCACCTTCCTGATCAAAAACTTCACCGTAGAAGAGTACTTTAGCCGTATGGAAGATGGAGAATCTCCTCTTGCAATCCTGCAATCAAAGGGATATTTATTGTCCCACGTAAAAAAGCTTTTAAAAACAGCAGGTTATCCTGCCACGGTAGCAGGATTAGAAAAATATATTTTAAATATGGGTTCAAACCGTTGACCTTAATTGCCCATTTTGGTATACTGGGATATCAGTTAAATAAATGGAGTTAAAAATGATTACAGAAAACATTCAAAAGAACGATGTCATCCGCTCTTATGATTTCAAGCCAATGTATGGTCGTTCTGATTGTTTTGTTGAGGGTCGTGTGCTTGAGATTACCAACGAGCCTGGATATGATGCTATCAAAATTCATGTGCTTGTTGATGAGTGTGGTGGCAAGCGTTCACAAGAACGTGGTCGTGGTAGTCGTGTTGGTGAGATAGTCATGGTTCCACGTGAAGTGATGATTATGGAATACCCAGGTCGTGTAATTAACCTAACTCGTATTTAATAAGGAATATATTATGACTAACTCAGAACTGGCGAAAGCCATCCGTTTTAGATTATATGCTGACCGAGACACTATCGAAGATGCATACAAATATGTAGTAGATGTAGCTAATAGCTCTGAGAACCCAACGGCAGTTCTTACAGCTGTCCATATGATGATGAACACCATTGCAAACTATATCGATCAAGTAGATGAACTTGAAACCGTAACAAATGGTTGACATTAAATGTCAGTAACGGTATACTGATCTAACTGAAAACAAATTGAGAAGGAATTATATTATGTCACACGAAATTTACACAAACGAACAAACTGGTCTAGCTGAAATTGCTTATGTCGGTGATAAGCCTTGGCATGGTCTTGGCCAAGAGTTACAGAAAGGCGCATCAATCGAACAATGGGTTACGGCAGCTCAGATGGATTGGAGCGTTGAAGGTACTCCTGTAGAATTCAAGACTCCTGATGGCCGTAAGAATTTTAATGGTCAGCAAGTTTTGTATCGTTCAGATAGCAACAAGCCGTTAAGTGTTGTGAGCGAAGACTTCAGAGTTGTGCAGCCTAAAGAGGTACTTGAGTTCTTCCGCGATCTAGTTGAGATCTACGACATGAAGTTGAGTGTAGCTGGTGTACTCTTCAATGGTAAGCGTTTCTGGGCTACCGCAGAGACGGGTCGTGTTGGTGAGATCCTTCCAGGGGATGAGGTTCGAGGTCAATTGGTCTTGATGACTGGAGTGGATGGTACATTGGCTACTTCTGCTAAGTTTGTTTCAACTCGTGTTGTGTGCAACAACACTCTG